CTTGCGCCGCTTCCCAGTAACGCGCGGAGTTCGGGTGATGCCCGTCTTCGACCGCGAGGCGCACCATGTTCTGCATGATGAAGTGCTGCACCCGCTCACGGTTCGGGCTGAAGCGCGTTGCCCAGCAGTATTTGAAGTGATTCACCTCATGCAGCAACGTCAATTGCGGTGATCCGCCGGTCTCCACGTTGTGTCGGATCATCTCATCGGCGCACAGGTTGATCCGGCACTCGCTCCACTTTTTGGCGTGCGCCATGAATCCACCCGCCGGTTTGATCGGAACCGGACCCCCATTCGGCCCATCGATCAGTACCCAGGAATGTCCCGGGATCACATGAATCGGCAAGCGCACGTTTTTGATCACCGGCGCGAGATCCTTTTTCAACTGCTCGAACGCCTGCGGCGTGATATAGGTCTCGCTGATGTCGAGCGCGCGACCCGAATACGGGTGGATGTTGCGCCTCTGAAGATCGCGGATCTGCGCAATCACGAAGTCTTCGTTATTAAACTGCTCCAGCCGATCCTTGAGGATCGCATTCTGCGCGTACTTGGACTTCGGCCCGCGCTCCAGTCCTGGATGCAAAGCGGAGGGCGCCGGAGGCGGAGGCGCCTCGCGCTCGCGCACCGGCTGATTGCCCGAGTGATAGCCGCCCTGTCCCTTCGAGGCAAATTGCCCGGCATTCTCGGGCTGACCGCGCGGATGTTTCGATTCCACCCAGTCAGAATCCGCCCGTGCGCTCTCGGCAAACCCCGGGGTTACCTCGCCGATGAACGTGGTGAAATCCACTCCATCGCGAATACGCCTCGTCCAGAATCGCAGCTTGCCCTTGAACGGCACGCCGCACTCCTCCTCGAACTCGCGCCGCGCCGCCTGCTCGCTCGTCTCGTCGTCTTCGACGTGACCGCCCGGGAACGCCCATCCCTCGCCATCCGTGCGGCGCATGAGAAGCACCCGGCCATCCGGGTCGACACACATGATGCCTGCGGCGCGGATCACGGATGAGCCGCTCGAAATGATTTGATCTCATCCATCAGCGCGGAGAGTTTTCGGTGAGAGTCGATCTCGGTCACGATCCGATCGAGTTTCGGGCCGCCGACAGACTGAGCATCGACGCCGCAGATCGTGCCCTTGTTTCGCGAGGCGTAGAACACGCTCTCGCCTTTCTTCTCACCGTATTCCTTCGCCATATTCTCGAAGATCTCGCGACCTTTGGATGTCAACGGCATCGAAGTCTCCTCGCAAAAAATAACCCGGGAACCAATCCACAGATTGGGGGATGTCAGAAACCATCTGTGGCGCTCTCAGCGCCCGGGTGCGGTGTGAACCGCTAAAACTTAAAGCGCCATCGTCGCGCGGACGCTTTCCAATTCTGCTTTGCCCTTTGCGGTGAGCATGTCGGGCGGCAAGTCTCGCAAATTGTATCCGTAGTCGTAAGAACACCCACAGTTGTGGGTTACGATTCCTTCGGCTATATATGCAGAATTATTGGTTTCGAGATTATACACATACCCAGACCACGCCCGATTTTTGATATCAACGATGCGCGTAACTCGTACCTCAAAGGGGAAAGCCTGCTGAGCATCTCTAAACGACTCAATGTGTCGCGAGGCGTGCTGGCAAGAAACATGGGGCTCAAATTGCGCAACAATTCCCAAGCGGGATTCCTGCGCAGCGCCCGCATGAGCGACGCTGAAAAACAACTTCTGGTCGCTAAGGCCCATGAGGCTCGCCGTGGCAGTCGCGCATCGCTCGATGAAGGAATAAAACGCGCTAATACGAAAACCAAAATCATCGGTATCGGAGAAGTCGAATTGCTGAACGAACTTCGCCTTCATGGATTCCAAGCCGAACATCAGCGGCCTTGCGGTATTTACAATATCGACATCGCTATCGACGATTCCATCGCCGTGGAACCAATCTCTAATTCCAACCTTACGCACCACAGTTGCCGTCTCGCTCAACGCACAAAAAATCTCCGAGATTCGGGGTATTGCACTATTTTCATTAATCACTTTTGTGACATCGATGCCATTACTGGCAACTTCAATCACATCATCGCCTTTTTGAAGCGCGCCCGACGCAATCCATCCGTTCGACGTAAGAACTGGGTGATTCGGTGTCGCGCGCAGCGTTTTACCAGAAGCCGTAACAAACTCGGTCAATTGACCGCAATACCATCGCCGATACGCTTTACGCACACCATCAGCGAATGGAATCCGCGTGTCTCCCGGTAGGCAATAAACAAACTCGCCCGGCTGTTCGATCTCATCGGTGAACTGATGCCCGGCAGGCTTCATCAGTCCCTCCTTGAGCGCCCAGTTGCCGGGGATCACGAACACTTTTCCATCGCGAGCGACGTGCTCGGGGCGCGGGTGATAGCTCGGCAGCCCTCGATGCACATGGCGCCAGGTGGCGATGATCGCGCCTCCGTCGACCGCCACGATGTCGTTGATCGCGGCATTCAACTTATGCCCCTGATCGATGATCACGCGCCGTTCGATGAATGTCTCCCCGGCAATCCCGCGCCGCACGGTCTTCGTGGATTCCTTGAAATCCTCGCCGGTTTTACCTCCCGGCGGGATCGAGGACATCCAGCCTGCGAGCCGAGCGCGAGCCCGCGCGATCGACTCGGCGCGATTGAGCTTGATCAGGTTGGTCGAGGCGATGATCCGATTCTGCAACTCCGCGTGCAGCTTCGGCTTGATGTGCTGAAGCCGAAAGGGCTGCAATCCGGCATGAGCCTTGGAGAATTGGCGGCCTTTGAGGGTACGATCGAGCACCGTATGCAGGTGCTTGACCAGATCCCGCTTGATCGTCTCCTCGTCGACCCAACTGCCGCGCGCAGCTTCCTCCAGCTCATCGAGCCAGTGATCGAGCCGCTCCTGTGAATCGAACCCGTGGATCTCGAAGTCAGCGAGTGCTGCGGCGAGCACTTGATAGTAGTTCGGCTTCGATGCCACGGGTGATTCTGATTAGTGAATGCCGTATGTCTGATGCAGGGTAATGCTGCTCACCATCAGCGAGAGCAGCCACAGAAACATTCCGAGCCATCCCCACACCGGACGCTGCGGCGGGCCTCCGAACAGGTTGAAGGCGGCAAACAGCAAACAAATGAGCGCGATCAATTGCAGAATCAGCGGGAATATATTCATGGCTTAGCTCCGTGAGTTGGCAAATTGCGGTACTTGACCCTTCTGCTTCGACTGCTCGATATCTGCGAGACGCATGGTGCGAAGCTTCATAAGCGAGTTGTCGAGTTTAGCAGAGTCGAATTTCGCCGCTTTTCGTGCCATTGCCTGTGCCGGGCCTTGCTGCCCACCTTCTTCGCTACCTTCACCGCCGCCTTGCGCCCCCATCTGCGCCTGCTGCTCTTTTTGCTGCTGCTGTTCTTCGGCGAACTGCGCCAGCATCTGGATGTCGAGTTCGAGATTGTGCTTGAACAAGTTCTCATTCTCGTTGACGTTGTCCATAAGCCAGGTGATCACGTTCGCCTGATTGAGCGGGTCCATGAGTGGAATCAACGTCTGAGTGACCGCACAGATCGCCTGCAGCTTCACGTCCTCGACCTGAATCGTCTCCGAGCGCGGCTCGATCAGGAGTGAGGGCCACGATGCCGTGAAATTTTCTCGCCATCGGCTAAACGCATCCTCGTAAGAGACGTTCATGTATTCCTTGTGCTGGCGCTGGATGCGGGCGTAGAACGCTGGATTCCACGCACGATACATGACGATGTTATCGAACCATGCGTACAGCGGCTGCATCTTCATGCGAAGCCCCTCGATGTAGCGCACGACCGTCTTCGCATCTTCGGTGCCGTCGGCAAATCCCGTGGCGAGCGTCTCGTTCTCCAGGAGAATCGCAGGCATATCGGCCGCGGTCGCGATGTCCTTGATCACGTTGTTGCGAGCGTATGTGCCCGCCCCGTCGACGTTTTGCATGTTGAGCGTCGTGATGTCTTCGTCCGGGTCGACGGTGAGCACTTGACCCGTCTGCGCCTGCTTCAAAAGCGCCCGCTTCACCGAAGCAATCACCTGCATCACGCGGTTGATGATTGGGCCTGGCGGGCGCGTCTTCGCCACCAGGAGCCCGAGCTTCGTCGCGATCATGTCGTTCGCGATCATCAATCGGATGTACGCCTTCAATGGGTACAGTGCCCGTTGAAAGACGCTTCGGCCGACGTAGCCGAAGGCCGAGGTCGTGAACTGCAGAAAGATCGGGTCTTCGTTCATCATCACGCGATAGCGCGAGGCGTGAAACGTCTCCCCGCTCGATGTGAGCGTGACCGGCTTGTTGAAGTCCGGTGCCGTCGATACCTGCGAGAGCACCAGCGAGCCCGAGGTATTCAAGGGATCGAGCACGTTGAAGTACAGTTGCGCCTGCCAGATCTTCGTCATATCGAGCGGCACGTTCGATGGAGTCCCCACGCAGCCCATCGCGATCGAACCGATCCCATACATGCGCGATATCGTGGTGGTGTTGCAGATGTGATCATCACACCCCAACTTCGACCATTCGGTTTCAAACGCCTTCACGACTGCATCGGGTGCTTCCTGCACGGCTATCTGCCGGGGCTGCGCCTGCGCCATCTTGACAGGCGACTGGGTCATCTTCCCGCCGAGCGGGTGATATGCGAAGATCACCTTGCACAAGTTGTAGGAGGGATCTGCGCCTGGCACGATGTCGTCCGCCGTCAGGAGCGACATCAGAGGAGAATTTCCGCTTCCCACGCCTCCGAAGTCGATCGAGACAGGCGTGTTCTGAATGTTCGGATCGTTTGCCATCAGAACCCCTCATGGTTGCCGAGCGTGAGCCCGATGCCGTAGTCGAAGCAGTCGAGCAGATCATCTTCGATCTGATCGGTCACGAGCGGCGTGAATTTGAGCACCTGATGCAGCAGGTGATTGCGCGTCACGTTCTTGTAGGTGACGACGCGGTCATATGCCTCCTGGGATATCTTCACATCGCCGACATGCACGTAGCCTGCGATGTCGAGCGTGCGCTCCTGCTTGCCCATCTTCGTGAGCGGCCCATCGATCTCGTGGACGGGAAGACCTTTAAGGCGAGCCTGCTGAATCAGGATCGTGCCGGAACCCTTATCCTCGATGAATGCGCCCGCGACCCCCATGCGACACTTCAGCCGCTTCGCCCACGACTCCATCTGATCGTACACACCCGGAAG